AAGTACTTGGGTCAACGGCAAGCAGTTCTGCTTCTGTTGAATATAAGAATGATACCTTGTGGGGTTTACCCAATAAATCTAAATTACCTTCTGTATCAAATAAGTCGGTTGCGTTTTGCGAACCTCCTAATGCAAGGTATAACTCATTAAAGTTATCGTTTGTTTTATCGAATGCATTACGAAGCGGATCACCTGTTCCGTCATTCGCCGATACACCAATATTAATTGTTTGCTTGGCCATAGCTGTTCTTTCCTAAAATTAATTTATTTAATTTATTATTTATTCTTAATATGTTATATTGTAGTCATCTTCAAGGTACTTATTCAATAGGTTCTTCATATCGTCAGAAACGGTATGTCCTACATCGTCCTTCAAGAAGATAACTGTATCATAATCAACAATTAAACTGTCTGCCCCATAAGCGGCTCCACCAAGATTTTGATTTCCTGTCCATCCTTGTGCTTGTGCAAATCTATATGCACTATCTTGAGCCTTTAAGAACTCCACTCCTAACGCCGTTCCACCTGCGTATGGGACTACATTATCTTGAAGACCATTCATTAGAACAAGCCTTCTTTGAGGTATTGGGTTCTTGATATAATCATAACCAAGATTTGGAGTTGCCCCTCCAGTTATTTCTTCATTAGATGGGTAATAGAAATAACCGTTTCTATATTGTTCGTTGTGTGCTTGTGATATCATACAGACAATAGTATCAACTGCAGTATCACCAATTTCAACTGCTGCCCTTAATGCAAGAGCACCACCATTACTTGTACCTACAATACGAATCTTATTCTCATCAACGTTATTATATATTTTTAACATTTCAATAAGTTCTTCTAACATTTCAATGTCAGGACCTTTTGAAGTTTCATTCGCAATGTTCCATGAATTCGCAAATCCATCAACTCCAATTAATATATGTCCTGTTAAGTTATCAGCAAATTGCGAAACTGAACCAGCACCTGTTCCACCATTACCGTGTAATAAAATAGCAACTGGGTAAGGAGCCGTTCCTACTGTAGGCATTTGTACTGTTACTTCGTAATCATGGAAGCCTTGACTCCAATTCTTTGTAATTGTTAAATCTGTTGCTGAAGCTGTACTTAATGTTAAACCACCTGAACCGCCCGGTATATGGTCAGCTGATACATAAGTACTATCAGAAGTATAGTTTGTAACTGAAGCTCTTAAGCTTTCAATGTCAGCTAAATCAAATGGTGATCCAGTACCTTGGTCATTAAACAATCTCAAGAATCGTTGTTTCATTCCTGAACCAACATATGCCTTAAAGATAAAGTCACCAAACAATTTTGAACCTGCTAGGTGAACATTTTCTCTTAATAATGTTTGGTATTCTTGTAAAGGTAATGTAGATTTAATTTGATATGAATACTCTTGATAGAAGTCACTATCTTGTATTCTTGCTCCTGAATCATAATATTCTAATGTATTATCTGAAGATTGACCTGGCTCTGTTCTATATCCACTTAAATGAGAATTTTCAATTGACCAATAACCTGATGTGACACCTTGTTGTGTTGCTTCAATCCAACCTGTAGCAACAATGTCATTATTTGCATCTCTTAATTCACCTTTACCTTCAGCAAATATTTCTGGCTCAGTTCCATAATCAACATATCCAAATCCTGAAGATAAAATATTAACTTCTTTAACTCTTCCTATTGCGAATTCAGTTTCTGGATTAATGATTGCGTTATCACCAAATGATAGACTATTCTCATAATCGGTTTCAACTGCGATAACTTCAAAGTCAGGCTCAGGTGAAGATTCAAAACGTATATCTTCTCCACTGAAACCGTAATAAGCAAATGGAGTAACCGTAATACTTCCAGCTTCTAAATTTGTTCTTTTAACAACAGCAGTAATTCCAGTACCTATACCAACAATACGATCGCCTATTGAAAAGTTTCCTGCGACGCCTGCATCGGCAAATTGAAGTATTTGATTTTTGCGTTCAAAGTTTTTGAACACACTGTCTTGTGCTATCGCAAATACATCGTTTTTATATTCAGAACCTGGATTAATATTATTAAACCCAGATATAGTACCTATTGTTAAATCTTGTATTGCGAATGCATCTTCTAAAGGAGTTGATAAATTAACTGGAGATGCGGTTCCTGAGAATGGAGCTACGGCTTCGTAATCAGCTATATTTAATGTTGTTCCTAAATGAGGTTGAATTAAATCAGTAATAACAGAAGCGACAGAAGTATCTGCCAAACTTGATACAATAACATCATCAGTATCAGAAGTGTCAGGATATAACGGACCAGGAGACGATTCATTTTTCTGCGTAACTTCATTACCTTGTGAAGAAACTGTAACTACATATTCATTTGAACCACGAGTTGTTGTAATAACACTTCCTGCGTTAAATGCATTACCTGCATTCATTCTGAATCCAACAGAACTTGCATTTTGTCCAATGACAATACCTTCGTTACCACCTTGGTCTTCAACGGTTTCGCCTATGACATAATTTAAATCTTCATTATTTGTTATGAGAGATTGATTAGAAACTAATAAGCGTGTATTATCAATTGTATAACCATAACCACCGTCAAGAACATCATATGAAATTCTTCCTGTTGTTTCATCGGAAATAGCAGTAACGATTGCTTTACCTGAATTACCGTCTTTTTGTTTTACGTCAAAGATTTCACCAACTGACCTTCCTGTCATTCCTTTATCAAAAGTATCAATAATGAAACCTGATAAGGAACCATTTACTTTACCAAACGAAACAACTTCACCACTTATTTTTGTTGTGATATCTTCAAACTTATCAAAGTTACCTTTAATTCCATCGAGATATACAACCGCAGTTTTAATTCCATTTAAGATAAAGAAGTTAACTGAACGGACTGATGCTTTTGCACCAGAGAAGGCACCTGTAATGTTACGAGATAATAAATCAAAGTAAGTATATTCTTTACCACTCTTTGATGTAAATTTGTTTTGATTTGGAAACATTTGTAAGTATACACCTTGCTTCCAATCAGAATCAGAAATCTTTGCCATTCTTTCTGAAGGATATATGATTTCAATATCAAACTCTTGATAAAATATCGCAAAGAATAATTCGATACCACGAGCAGTACCTTTTGAACGATATAAGTCAAGAATATTTTTAATAATAAACTTGATGATATCCGTTTTAAGTGGTAGGTCAGCAAGAAACTTTTTCTTAAAGAATATAATCATATTCTCTAATGTAGTATCAATATCTTTTGTTTCAAAGAATCTTCTTTGCTGATAGATATGTTGATTCTCTTGAGTTTCCGACCACTTATAGTAATCTTCTACTAATTGAACAAGCTCAGGTCCATCTTCCCGATAAATGGCAGGGAATTGGCGCTTTATAAAAAGCGATATATTTTTTTCTATTTCACCCTGAGGCATGTTTCTTCTCTCTTAATAAGATGTCGTTGTTCCTGTTGGAGGATTCGTTGCTGATTGCGTAGCAATAGGTCTATTAAATTCTGACAAGTTCATCGTTACTTTAACATCAGTATCTCTTATAATGAATACTCTTCCTTTTGGCGCTTTAATATCAGCAGTTTTAGTTTTTGCACTAATCTTAATTGCTGAGCCTGTAAATGTTTCTACTTTAAAGTTTGTTAATTTAACTTCACCTGTTTTATAATCAACCGTTCCTGCAGTAGGATTAATAATTTGTGGATTCGTAACTTCATCTGTAATTGTCATCACATTACCTTGACCATCATCCTGTAAGAATACACAAGTACCATCAACATCAAATACTGTTGACTTAATCGCAGGTTTATAATCTACGAAACCGTTTGCACTCTTGAAAGGATAGGGCTTAATTAATTCTGCTTCAAATCTAAATGCAGGATTTGTATTAAAATTAAGTGGAGGTGAATATTCAATAATAGGCAATACAGAAATTTCATTACTCTCAATACCTGTGTCTAATCCATCAATAATACTTGAAAGTTTTGATACACGTAATGATTTATCAAATCCTTCGAGATTGTCGTCAGAATATTTTTGAATCGCAGCTCGTACTAATGATTCTAATTCAGCTTTTGATTTTTCTGTATTCTTTCTCGTATAAGTTACATTAACTGCCATATCACCGTATACAAATTCAGTTGCCACAAAGATTGGTTCAATACCTAGTGGTGCTCTTTCTTTTAAATATGCAATATATGAATTAGATAATGTTGAAGAAATGATTTCAGTATTATCATTTAAGTAAACTGAAATAGCAACACGGCCATATTGAGGTGGGTCAAGTTGTTCACCACCATAAGCAGAAACCGCTGTAATTTCAGGGAAAGCCTGTTGTAATAA